GCACTGTACCATCTTCTGTAACGACTAAAATTACAATTTGTTTGATTTCTATTCCTGTTCTTTCATAAAACATTTCTGCATAAGCAGCACCTTGTATATAAAAATTTTCATTCCAATCGTCAGTACGTTCTCTGGTTGATGTTTTAAAATCTATAATTGAAGGAATTTTATTATATTCAGAAACACAATCAACCCTGCCTGCTACTTTATACTTATCACTATATAAACTACTTTCTAAAACATATATGTTATTAATGTTATTTAATACTCGTTCCTTTAATTGATTAAATAAACACCAAGGTAGGAAATCTCTCTTATGTTTTTCAAACTCATTAGGCCAATTTAAATGTCTATTATTTAGATAATCTTCACACATATGATGAACTTTCGTTCCTCTAGCTGCGGCCTTGCCCGCAACATAATTTGCTACTTTCTCACCAACCCTATTACGCCATTCCATCAAGCCTTCTTTCTTCCGAATAGAAAGCACAGTTGTTATAGAAGGATATGATTCCCCCTCTGGCGTAATATAAAATCTCTTATAATCTATTGTTTGAGTTTCTAATTTTGGTAGATTCACAGATACATGATTAAATCTATTCATTTTTTACTCCATATGAATGGTTGTACTTCCCCATACTGGAGTTACATTTCTCATTCTCTCTACTAATCTATTAGCACGATTGGTTACTTGATGATACCATCTGCTATCTACCATTTCATCGGCAGCTACATTCCAATTTCTTGCATCCACGCCACGTTTCATTCCTTTAAATTTACTCAATCTTGTATATCCCATATTGAACATCATATTGGCAATTATTCTTTGAGCTTCTTCCGGCAAATCTTCAAAGTCTTTATATAGGCGCTCGCAGTCAGACAAGACTGTTTCGATATCCGACTCGAAGGTTTCATGGGCTCTAATAGTGTCAATGGATGTTCCGACTTCCCATCCATATTCGGGGTCATCCTTAGTAACAAGATGGCCGATGCCAAAAGTAGGATAGCCAAGATGATCGTTATATATTTCATATTTACAACCTTCATCAATTTCTAATTCTTTTTGTAAGTTTAGTATATTCATTATTCTACCTCAAGACCTAATTTTATTTTACTAATAAGATAATTTCTTACAAATCCAGAACGAACAATATCACCAATTGTAAATTCCAAACAATTAAACTCTTCCATTTCATTTAAAATTCTAAGAAAATCATGTAGCCCATTTTTCTCATGTTGTTTAACTAAATCGGTTTGATTAAAATCGCCAGAAAATACAATCTTTGAGTCTTGACCAACCCTTGTGATAATAGTATCTAATTCGTGAAAATTAAGGTTTTGGCATTCATCTACTATAATGATTGAATTGTCAAATGTTAGGCCTCTTAAGAAAGATGTTGATAGAAAGAACAAAGAACCTTGACTTTTGAGTCGGTTATAAAGATCGGAAAAGGATTGTTCATTAGGTTGCTCAAACATGAACTGAACCATGTTCTGGTAGGGAACTTGATATAATGCAGCTTTATCTTCTTCATCACCCGGTAAAAATCCAATCTCTCTGGTAGGTATAAGTGACCTTACTAGAACTACTTTATTATATGGCTTCTTTAAATCCAATATATCTTTAAGTGCAAGATATAAAGAAATAAAAGTTTTTCCTGTTCCAGCAGCACCAAAAAGAAATTGGTTTTGACCTTTTTTCCATGAATCAAATACTAATTTTTGATTATCAGTAATGGGTTTAACCAATATTAAATTATTGTGACTTATTTCCTTAATCTTTTTACGTGACATTAACAATTCCTAATATAAAAATGAGGACCGACGGCGGACCAAATCAACCGAGGACAACCATCGGCCCCCACTAGCACATAGGCGGATTGACTTCCCAGCTTACTTAAATGCTGTGCATCTGTGCTGAAGTTTGATATCTCGCCTGCACTATTTCTATTTATTCTTTTTTTTATATTTATCAGCAGCATTTCTCGTTTTAATTCGAGCATGAGATTCACCACCGCCATAACGATTTGCTAAAGAACTGCCAGGATGGGCTGCAGCAATTCTTTTCATATTATCATTAAATCCACCATCTGTTTTGGGTCCGACATTCATAATATGATCGCCAACAATCGATATAGGCGTATAAACTTGCCGCACATTAGAATTATTTTTTTTATATTCAGCAAGTTCTGATATAGACATGAATTCTTCATATTGATAATTTTTGATTTCATCATAAAAAGTATAAGTAGGCATTAAAATTTAAACTCCTTCATCAATATATCTTAATATACCACATAAAATAGGTTTTGTCAAGAGTAATTTATAATAAATTTTTTAATTCTTCTGGGCGGTCCTCGAATGATGTGTAATGACATACAAGAATCTTTGTTGCTTCCAAAAGAACTTTATCATATTTATAATCTTCTTTCTGAGAATCTTCAAGATTATCAAAATCTGCTTCTGCTTTTCTTTTTTCTTCTTTCAACTCTCCATACAATTCCAATAATGCATTTTTAACAATATTGTCAACTACTTCATAGTCTAATGTAAATTCTGTATTCATTTTATTACTCCTTAATCCCATTACAAGGTACGATTATATTTATCTAGGTTCTTTCAACTTTTATGTGCTTTCGGGCCCGAAACTTCGTGGCCACCTAGCCGCGAGAAGTCCTCGGGCCCATGAATCAAATAATACATTTGGGTTTTTCATTGTTTTAATTTCTAACACATTATTATGTGGGTCCGCCACAAACATTGTTTCTTGTTCAAAAATATCGTTCTTAAATCGTATGTAAGGTTTATTCACAAATTCTACATTATTCTTTATTAACTTTTCCTTGATATCTTTAAATGTTTCTGCATCTAGATGTATACCAAAATGTGGTACACAAACATTATCCATATCAACAGCATGATATTTACTTGTTTGCTTTTTATTGGGGTTTGTTGCATGTAATGTAAGTTCGTTTCCCCAAAAATTGATATCAACCCAATCAGATTCTGAGTTACCTTTTTTACAACCAAGTATATCACAATAAAACTTTATTGCAATATCTAGGTTGCCGACTGGTATTGCTAAATGAAACCTATTTGACATTCAAGATTAATTTCCTATTTATAAAATATATGATTGCCAATTTTTGTAGTACGTTTTTTAGTTTTTGCCCAACTAGGTCTTATATTATCTGCGTGATAAAATAATGCACCATCTGTAATATCTATGAATGATATTTCATCATTCATTATTATATATGCAAATTTTAAAAGTTCATTATATCTTTTCTTGTCATAGGGAGTGTCGCTTTTACCATCACAATACCAAGAGAACTGGCATCTGTTTTTGATGGGATAATACACAGCGTCATAAGGATCAGAAGTTTTCTTTGTCTTCCAACTTTCTCTTATTGGGCCCTGCTTAATCACTCCACATATTGTATTAGGAAATCTCTTATCTTTTACACGATTATATACCACAGCGGTTACACCAAGTATTCCAACGGTGCCTTGATTTCTGCTTTCATAATACATGTTAAGAGCCAAACACTCCGCCGAGCTCAAGATTTCTTTATTTTGATCTAAGAGGAGGTATTCGGCCACATTATTTTGATTGCCGGTTATTTGAGTAGAACTGATTAATATCAAGCCTGCTGCTAGTAAAAAGGTATTAATCATTTTTATTTCCCTGGAAGCTGCGACCATTGATTATACTACTAGCTGCGTCCTGATAGATATATTTCTTATTACAGTACATACATATAACAGTATTGTCGTCTCTCCCATCAATTGATGAACCATCATCATTTGGCTGCATTATATAATAATATACTACTGGATGATCGTGAGGGCTTGGTGCGCCACTACATGCTATTGTACGATCATGAACAATAAATGTATTATTATCTTCATTATCATCACATTGAGTCTTAATCATCGATATTCTGTTTTTTCCTGTCCACAGACGATAACAAAATCATCTATAGCACGTTGCTAATTATCTTCTATTATCTTTTTAGGTATATTCGGAGCATTGTATCCGAGAGGAGTACTAAGCTCCTCATCGTATGGCAGAGGACAATCATATTATATTTTTTCAACATCGTGCATCCCCTGATATCGCAGTATATCTTTCATTATCTTATTCTGTTTGGTAAGGATATCT